TCTGTGATAGTCTTCTTTTGTTACATAGTCTCTAGGCATAGCACGAACATCTGAATCTAAACGTTCTATAGCCTTAGTAATGTTGTTAAGCACCCATCCTGCAAGAAATGCTGCAATAGTTACTACTATGTCAAAGATTTGTTGTAATTCCATATTACGCACCAACCTTGGCTTCGAGAGCTGTTACTTTTGCTGATAGTTCTTTTATGGCGGCAACCAAATAAGGTACTGCACCAGAATTATCCATTTGCTGATACACAGGTACTGTTCTTGTTCCCATTACCGCAGGTGTTGTTACATTACCATTTTCATCCTTTACCGCAGGAGTAATCTCATACTCCTCAGTCTTTGTAGCGTCTTTTTCGCCTGTAACAGACCTTGGAATAATAGCTTGAAACTCATGAGCTAAGAATCCTGTATCAGCTTCATTATCAGAAATCCATGTAAAGTTAACAGGATTTAATTGGTTTATTACTGATAGCCCTGATGTTACTGGCTGTACATTAGATTTAAGTCTGTAATCAGATGTGGTGTTGTAAAGAACTGCTGTTGTTCCTGATTGAGTAATAGAACCAATTACAGAACCATTGTAAATATACCTTTGATATGTAGCACCACTTGCCGTTCCACTTGCATGACCTGTATCAAATGTTGCAGTACCACCACCAGAAAAAGAAAAACCGCCTTGAGATGTTCCACCATTTGTTGCCGTTCCAACATATAAATTTACAGCGGCATAATTTGTTCCTGTACCTATACCTAAATTACCACTATTATCAAACAATGCAACTTGTGCTAATGAGCCACCCGAACCATTAGCGGTGTATACAGTTAATCCACCACTTGCTTGAGTACTTAAAAAAGCACCATTATTACCATTGACATTAAAAGTTATGGCTGCACCAGCTGTTTTATCTAATAAAAGATTATTACCAGAAGAAACGCTTGAATGAATAGTTCCGTTAACGTCTAATTTATAAGATGGAGTAACTCCTACACCCACGTTCTGATTTGTATCTATTGTTACCGCAGTATTGCCATTTGTTACCATCGTAATAGCACCATTAGCACTTGCTATAGCAACATTAGATGTACCGTTAACAATAGAATTTGTACTTACGTTACTTATACCCCCCTGTATAGTCACATTTGTAAGCGTCACATTACCAAGGCTTGTAACCGTATTTCCGAGAGCAACAGATGTATTACCAATAGTTACAGAACTATTTGCAAGAAAATTATTGGGTATGCCAGACGCTACACTGCTGATAGTCACATTAGCAAGAGCCACGTTTGCAAGCGTAGTAACTGTGTTTCCAAGCGCAACTGATGTTGTTCCTATAGTTACAGGCGTAGCAAAGTTTGTATCCAACTCTGATAGCGGTATTGATGATGTTGCACTTGCAAATGTATAAGGTACGCCAGACATATTAGAACCTCACTCTTAATTCATGTTCAAATTCAAATGTGTTAACAGTAAAAGCAGGATTGCTAGAAGTCATTGTTAACCCTAAATACTTTCCATATTGTGCAGCATCTGACTTATATAAGAAATAGCCAGACTGCAACAACCACGCAATTGTTTGACTAGAAAAATTAGTCCACCCTATTGCATTATTACTATTGTTTACCCACGTTGCCGTAGAATTAGAAAGGACATACGGGGTACTAGAACCCGTCTCACTGTCCACAGTCACACTAAAGTTACCGCCCTGAGTTAACGTAGCTTCTACCGCAAATTTTAACGCTTGCTTGGTTCTTATGGGGTCACCCATATCCATCAACGCAGTCTGTATATAACTGTTAACTGCACTTGTATTGTTAGCATAAAGTTGATACAAAGCATTAGATTGTGTACCGTAAAGGTTTATTTTCCCCGATAGGGGCGCAGAAGTAACATATTGCAATGTCCCCTGGCTGGTAATAAACCATTTCTTTTCAAAAAACACTGCTTGTATATACCTAGACCCACCAGAGCCATAAGGAAAACTAGAAATAACATAGAAGTTAAATACAGCACAGAGAATGTTATTTAACAATGCTTGACCAGCTGTTATAGGCTTTGTAAAGTCAATATAAGGGAAAATACCATCAAGAGGGTCTGAAATCTTGGTTGTTGTAGAGCCTACAAGAGCATATACACCGTAATCGTTCATAAATAATACAGAACGGAAGTACGGAAATATAGCGTAAATACGTTTAGAACCTATAGACGCAGATACGTTGGTATTTGTAAATACAGTTGCACCCGTAGATGTAACTTGTAAATTGGAAAATACGTTAATAGAGTCATCTCCAAAAACGTATAAAAAGTTGTTGGCAGACAATAATGCCTGTATATTGCCATGCAAAGTAGAGTCTGTTAAGTTAAAAGCTACTGCAGATACAGAAGTAAAGTCTGTAGGAGATACGGCAGAAGATGCGTAAACTGTACGCCCCGCTGCAACCCAAACTCTTCCTGAAAACGTTGCCACATCCACAATACCGTTGGTGTTGACAGTAGCAGTAATGTTTGCACCTGTTCCAGAGCCTCCAATACTGACTGTTGGTGCACTGGTATACCCTGACCCTACGTTATTCATAATAACCTGGGTAATAACGTTACCAGAAATGACTGCAGACGCATTTGCTCCTGACCCGCCACCTCCGCTAAAGGTTACGTAAAGAGAACCGTTAGTGCCGTATCCTGTGCCTCCATTGTTGACTTGCACAGAGACCGTACCAGTTGCAAAGGTCACCAGTTGAGCTATTGCAGTTGCATTATTACCACCGCCCCCGGTAATTGTTACTGTTGGCTGAGATGTATACCCGCTACCTCCATTAGTCAAAACAATATAATTTACTGTATTAGCTGTTGTTGTTCCAGCAATAGCAGTAGCTTGTTTACCACCTGTTTGATTGGGAGCAGAAATAGTAACGTTAGGTGCACTTGTATATCCAGTACCAGGGTTAGTTATTGCAATAACACCCACTGAACCTACAGATACTACATTATTACCATCCCATGAGTACAAACCCTTAGATGGGTCGCCTATAAATACGTTTGTGTTTTGATACTGAGCTGCACTAACACCCGATGATGAAAATGTACCTGCTACCGCAACATTTCCTAAAGTTGAAGTAGTTAAGTCAAAATATTCCATTTGACCGTTGGCTTCTGACGCAATAATGTAGTCATCAGTCACGTTGGCAGATGTTAAATAACTAACCGTGTTAGAAAATACAACCGCTACATTACCTACGTTGGAAACCGAAGATGATGTTGGAGTTATTTTGATATTGCCAAACCCTATAGGCATGGCATTTTCTATCCAGTTAAATTCATCCTTGTCTATAGCAGTGCGGTTAGCTTTAGTATTTAAACCCTTAAACTGCTTAACAATTGCATAAGACTTTTTTTGCTCGGCTGATGCCATTCTTAACCTCCACTACTGTAGGGGTTAGGGATTCTCCTAGTGTATGTACTGTTGAGTACATTTAACACTTTTTTATTGTATTGTTGTTGAAATATTTCAGCCTCACCATAGCTTTGTTCGTAGAACTTGGCTTTGTAAGCTGCGTAGTATTGAATAGCCGTATTCCACGGGTCAATAATTGAATCTACAGTGTTGGGTGAAGTTATAGACAATGCAGTTGGCAATATAACTGTGTCCATCTCAATATAGTAAGACTGGTCAGGTACAGGAGCAATGTATATTTGTTGTTGACCGTAAACAGAAAAACAAATAGGTCTGCCTATGTAATTTTGCCAATAACGCAGTTGAGCAGTGAAGTCAGACCAAGGAAGATACCGCATAGGTATACGGCTATTACCCCAATACAGATTGATATTGAGAACATCAACCGTGTTAATTCCGTTAGGTAGTGCAGCAAATGGGATAATTTCAGCATTTTGTACATATAACAAAGTTGCAGTTCCGTCTGCAAATGCTGTAGACGGGGGAAATATGTTTGTTCCTGTTGGGTACGCAGGTGCAGTAGAACCAGACGTTCCAGATGTTTGGTACTGGTAAATGTAAATATTACTAAATACATATTGACCAGCAGATACCGCAGTATTAGCAACCCAGCTTGTGGCTGGTGTGGTATTTGTGTTTGTGCTGTTATACGGATTAGAAGACGTTATTGGAGTAGACGTATTCTGAATAGTACGAAGACACCCAGTATCTCTAACTAACTGGGTTCTGGCTTCGTTGATATAAGTTGTTAGTTGATTCTGCGTCCAAAAGACGTTTGTGGAGTCATGCAACAAATTTTCAACTTGTGTGAGGTAATCATTGAGCGTTGCCATGAAGCATCCATTGTTAAGCTACCCGTTTTTCAGAGGATTTTCCCCCAACGCCTCTTTCAAGACGAAGGGGTACTACGCCTACAGCCGAGGGTAATGAGCTGTTCTGGTTTGGCATATCAACAGTTATTTCAAACTTGTCGAGTAGCTTAAGTCCTTCTTCTAATTCGCTATGTAGTTTTATCCATCCATAGCGCACTAATATGTGTTCTCTGTCTTCCAGTCTGTACCCAAATAAACGGACTGCGCCATCTATTAGGATACGAACGGGAACATTTTTTTTGAAATCATACATAACACCGTCATAACCAATGGTTAATTCGGTGTTACTACGATTGGTTACAACAACGTACATCAGAATGTAACTACGTCACCATACACTTGTAACGAAGCCGTATTTGAGTTTCCACTCGCAACGTTTACGTTTACATATAAGGCTTGGGTTAAATTTCCTGTAATAGCATTTTTAGTGCTATAGGGCGTTGCAACGGTTAAGTCTTGGTATAAACCCGCAGCAGTTAAATTACTGAGAGCAACGTTGGCAACTACCGCATTACTGGCGTTACCATCATTACTTGTTGTAATAGAAACATAAGCAGCAGAAACGTTACCTGTAGGATTGTTAACCGTAATTCTACGGACAATA